CAAATTGCGGCAGTTGAAGAGCAGATAAGTAAAACGGCTTTGGCTACTGGCGTAGCAGACGATAAGTTGCGTCCAGCCCTTCAAAGACTTGCAACGGCGACAGGGTCGGTCGAGCAGTCACAAAAACTATTAACTCTGGCCCTTGATATTTCAGCCGCAACCGGCAAAGACGTCGAGACAGTTTCCAACGCATTAGGTAAAGCGTATGAAGGCAATACGGCTTCACTTGCTCGTTTAGGAATCGGTTTATCAGCTGCGGAAATCAAAACGATGGGATTGCAGGGCGCAGTAACCCAATTAGGTCAAACCTTTGGCGGTGCAGCTGCTACACAAGCCAATACTTTTGAAGGTCAGATTGCTAGATTGCGAGTGGGCTTTGATGAGGCCAAAGAAGCAATTGGCGCTCAACTATTGCCAGTCATTCAAAGACTTCTCGATTATGTTGTCAATGTCCTTATACCTAAATTCCAAGAGGCTAAGCGAGCAGCCATTGATCCAATCGTCCAAGCCTTTAGAAATAACGAAGAAGCTCTGCGCGATTTATGGTCTTTCATAAAAACCTATCTAGTTCCTATTTTTGAGACGGCTTTAGTGGGCGCAATCAAATCAGTCGGAGCCACAATTGCCGGAATTATTAACGTAGTTGGCACAGTAACAAGCAAAATCAAAGAATTGGCTAACGACGCCATTGACGCAGTCAACAAGATTATCCGCGCTTACAATGCCATTCCAATCTTGCCTAACATCTCCACGATTCCTTCAATTGGAACTTCTAGCACAGCTGCTATGACCGGAAGTATTCCAACTGCCAGCCTTCCATTTGGCGGCGCATCAATCATTCCACCATCAAGCGGTTCGGGTAACGTAACCCCAACAACTCCTAGAACGACAGTTGTAACCCCAGTAACTTCAGCGCCAAAGGTAACAACCACTCCAAGCGTTCCAATTGGCTCATCTACTGCAATTAGCGTTGGAAGCAATTTCAATCCCGGATCCTTTAGAATGGGCGAAGAACGCTCAATGGCTGGCGTAACGATTAACGTCAATGCTCCGAGCGCAATTGATGAAGAAGGTTTTACTCGAGCAGTTGTCTCAGCTCTCAACAATTCAAACTCTCGCGGAACTGGTGGCGGAAGCCAGTTGTTTGGAATTAGACAAGAGTTATGACAGCTTGGACGCCCGAGTATCGCGTTTTAATTAACGGCACAGATGCCACAGATTTAACCCTTGTCGGCTTTACCGCTACTTCTGGACGCACCGACGTTAATACCCAAGCCCAAGCCGGTTATTGCAATTTGCAGCTCATTAACGCAACCAACGCGTTTTATGATTGGAGCGTTAATACTGGCGTAACCCTCGAGGTCAAAGATACGAGCGGCAACTGGGTTAGCCTATTCGGTGGACGAATTAGCGATGTGACAACAAGTGTGAGAACCGCTGGTGAAGTGGCTTATGTAACTCAAATCCAGATTTTTGCTCTAGGCGCATTATCTAAACTTTCCAAAGCCATCTGGACTTCTAGCCTTGCGCAAGACGATGACGGAGATCAAATCTTTACAATTCTTAGTTCCTTGCTGCTTGCCTCTTGGAATGAAGTCAGCCCAGCGCAACAATGGAGCAGTTATGATCCAACAACGACGTGGGCCAATGCTGGCGACGTAGGGCTTGGCGACATTGATAGACCCGGACAATATGAAATGGTTCAGCGTTCAGCCAGCCCAATTGATTACTATTCAATCGTCACCCAAATCGCCAATTCAGCTCTTGGCTATGTTTATGAGAACGCCAATGGGGAAATTGGCTACGCCGATGCAGCTCATCGGCAGACATACCTAATCGCTAACGGATACACGGAATTGGACGCTCGCGAGGCTTTCGCGGCTGGCATTAAGCAATCCATCCGCTCGGGCAAAATTATCAATGACTATCAAATCAACTATGGCAATAATTTCAACAGCTCAAAAACGGCTTTAGACCAAGATTCAATTGACCTTTATGGCCTTTACTCAGTCCAAGAAAATTCGCTCGTTCACGATGCCACAGACGCTCAAACAATCGTAGATCGCCAGATTGCCCTTCGCGCCTATCCTCGCCCATTATTCGATTCAATAACCTTTCCGCTCCAAAATCCCGAAATGACTGACGCCGACCGAGATGCCTTGATAAATGTATTTATGGGCCAACCGGTCAAAATAACCAATCTGCCCATCAATATCTACGGCGGCGAGTTCACCGGTTATATCGAAGGCTGGACTTGGACTAGCACCCTTAATGGCCTCTCATTGACTTTCACCGCATCACCGACTGAGTTCAGCGCAGTAGCCCAGAATTGGGATCAAGTGAACGCGGCAGAAACGTGGAATACGATACTTAATACGCTAGAATGGCAAGACGCGATAGGAGTAATCAGCTAATGGCAACAACAACGAACTTCGGGTGGGAAACCCCTGACGATACAGATCTCGTCAAAGATGGCGCTCTGGCGATGCGCACTTTGGGCAACTCAATAGATACTTCTTTCGTTGATCTCAAAGGCGGCACAACCGGACAAGTGTTATCAAAGGCTTCAAATACCGATTTAGATTTTACTTGGGTTGCGGTAGATCCTTTAACAATTCTTGACGCTAAAGGTGATCTCATAACAGCGACCGCAGCGGATACTCCAGCAAGATTGGCAGTCGGAACCAATGGACACGTTTTAACGGCTGACTCGACTACCTCAACAGGATTGAAGTGGGCTGCGCCTGCTGGCGGCGGTAAAGTTCTACAAGTTTTATCAACAATCAAATCCAATACTTTTACCACGACATCAAGCACCGCAACAGATGTTACGGATTTATCAGTAACTATTACTCCTAGCGCAACTACAAGCAAGATATTAGTGCATTACAATTTGGCTTTATACAATTATGCTGGAGTTGGTATTTCATTTATGAATCTTGTTAGAGGTTCAACCGCGCTTTCACAAGGAACAGCAGATGGAAGCCGAACAGTTGCAACAGGTGGTATTGACGGAACTAATACTTATGGCCCTCAGCCAGCTATCGCTGGCAATTTCTTAGATTCTCCATCTACAACTTCAGCGACAACTTACAAAATTCAAGTGTGGGCGCCGAACGGCAGTCAAACATCAGTCAATCGTTCTTACGAAGATAGCAATCAAAGTAATAGACCGCGTTTTGCGTCTGTCATCACTGTTATGGAAATTGGAGCGTAAAAATGTCTGACAACATAGATTTATCAAAGTGCTTGGTTTATCTATTTCCGAGCGCTGAATGGGCAATGGATGACAACAATTTTCAAACTTTACAATGGTTTAGTCAATCAAAGAAGCCAACTCTCGCTGAATTAGAAGCGGCTTGGCCCAATGTCGTTGCAAACGAAGACGCAAAAGAACAAGCCAAAAAAGATGCTAAGGCAGCAGCAGAAGGTAAATTGGCGGCACTTGGTCTCAGTATTGAAGACTTAAAGGCTTTGGGCCTTGCCTAAACTTTGCAAAGCGGGTCAGCAATTAAGGGAGCAAATAGATGACCTTTATATGGAAAGATCGCGCAAGAGCGACGGCTGGATTGGAGACACCAGACACTCGGCTCGTAAATCGGATCACAACCCTGATGCAAACGGAATCGTTAGGGCGCTCGATATTACAAGCGACTTGGGAACTCATCCGGAAGAAGCTCACGCGCTAGTTGAAAAGATTCGCAAATGCGCCAAGCGAGGAGACAAGCGCATTAAGTATTTAATTTTCGATGGACGTATTTCATCACCTATTTTGAATTGGAGATGGCGCAAATATAAAGGGGTCAATCCTCATCGCCATCATTTCCACGTCAGCTTTACAAGTTTGGGAGACAAAGACGGCAGCTGGTTTGACCTCGAAGGAGATAAACAAAATGGCAGAATTGAAACTGATGGCGGGAAGCTGGGCGAAAACATTTTTCGCGACGGCTCTATCGACATACCTCTCAGTAGGACTTCAACCCGATTACATTCTCAATGCAGCACTTGTGAGTGTGTTGCCTTCCGTGATTAACTGGCTAAACCCAAATTACGAGCGTTACGGCAAAATCAAATAATGCCAGCTTCCGACCTCGCCGCGACTATCGCGAGCGTTCTCGGATCAATCGGCCTACTTATTGCCGGACTGAGATACATAATAAAACTTGAGAATCTACCCATTGTGTCGCGCCTCGACAAGATGGAGTCTCAGTTAGAATTAGCCCTCTCAGCAAAGGTGGCTAGAAGTGGCAACAAGAAAGCGCGCTAAGAAACCAGCGAAGAAGGTGGCAAAACGTCGCAAAACGACGAAGGAGCCAATCCTTACTAAGCTGGATTTCTGGGCTATCGCTGCCAAAGAAGTGTATGACGCTTGCCGCAAAGCTGGAATGGATGAAGGCACAGCTTTAGCCTTTGCGATGGATAGAAGCTCTTATCCCGATTGGATTGTTGATCCGAGCGACCCAATAAAGAATCCGCTCGATGATTGGGAAGAGGACGACTAATTTACCTTCGCGAGGTCGAACTCTTTGAGGCGCTTAAGTCGGTTTATCCGGACTTAACGCCAGTCTCACCGACCGACCGACACGACGGCATTACCCACGATGCTTATATCGAAATGAAGTGCCGCCGCACGCATTACCACACTCTCTTGATTGAGAAGAAGAAGTGGGATTATCTGGCCGAAATAAGGGCTAGAACGGGCGCCAGAACCCTTTATATCAACTCCACCCCACAAGGGGTCTACCAGTTTGATTTAGGGGCTATAAACGAGCCTGAGTGGCAATTAAAGGCCCTTCCAGCCAAGACTGATTACCCGAATGGCGAGAAGGTTCAGAAGCTTTGTGGATTCTTGGAGTTGCGACACTCCGAACTCTTA